TGCTGGCATTTAACTGGTTGGAAGCGGAAGAACTGTATAACAACTATTATATTAGATAAAAATATAACTTGGCCGGGACTGGCCGGACAGCCGGTAGATACCGGGAAAAATAAAGTAATCCGGCCAACCCCGGGCCAACCATAACCGACGCTGACGGGGGGATAGTGGAGTATCAAGAAACAAATAAAAGTGCCTTAAAATCGATTCTGGGGGCTGATTTACACACGGATTTGCCAGGAAACGGCTATATTGAGCCAACCGAGGCCGAAATAGATGAAATAAGAGGCCATATCCTGGAGACGATAAACCCGGAGATATACCGGGCGCAAGAGCCGATAAACCCGGCATACAGAGACCAGGCCCGGGCGGAGGCAACCGCCTGGATGAGGGCGGAAGGATATGAGATAGCCGGAGATAATCAGCCGGGGCTATTTTGAAAACCTGGGGGAAGATGTATATATATTCTTTTTATATATATACAGATGGGGGAAGGAAAGATGAAAGAAAAAGATAATAAAAAAAATATATTAAGTCCCCGGCAAATAGAATTTATAAATCAATACGCCGATATAGATAGTGATACGTTTGGAAATGCGTATAAAAGCGCGATAAAAGCAGGGTATACAGAGCAAACAGCAAAAAGAATAACAGCCCAGATACCAGATAAGGTCAATCAGAAAATATCGGAATGTTTGGAGCCGGAAAAGATAAAAGAGAAGGTAATTAGCAAGTTGATAAAGATTATCGACGCACTTGAGGACGCCGGGTTAAGGGCGAAAATGGACTTATCGTCGGATAATGTCCTTAAATCGCTTGAATTACTCGGCAAATGGCAGAAATTATTTACCGACAAGGTAGAGGTATCCGGCGGCATCCAGGTAATCGGCTACCTGCCTGGTGAGCAAGGTTATCAACAGGGATGATACCACAAGATATTGTGTTTTAGGCGATAAAGGCGGGGAAATAATAATTGATTTGCCTGTGCATAACTCAACAAGACAATGATAATCAATGCGATAATAGATTTTGGCCAAGTTAACATAATTCCTTATTATGCGACGTTGCTGATGTGCAGATAGAGATGGAGATGACCGGGTGGGGGAGGGGGAAACAGGGCAGGGAGTTGTCTCTAACCGTTAATTATCTATCTTCCCCGCTCACATTTTTCTTTAGGGGTGGGGGTCTCTTTTCGTTTCCTGATTTTTTTGGGGGCTGATTTTTGAAAAAGGTTAAATTCCTTGATAATTATAAACCGACCGATAAGCAATTAGCGGCTCATACGCTTGCCTTTGACCCTTCTGTGGCCTATCTGCTTTACGGCGGCGCAAAAGGGGGCGGTAAGACCGTATGGCTCTGCTGGCAATCATTGTTCTATTGTATGCGCTATCAGGGTATCCGGGGCTGGATGGGCAGGAAGAAGGGTAAGCACTTCCGGGAATCCACGCTGGTAACGTGGCAGAGGGAGATTCCGAAAGAATTATACGAAATCAGGGATAATTCCAAAGAAGCGGCTATCCTGTTGCCGGGGTTTAATTCTGTGATTATGTTCGGCGGTATGGATAGCGAGGATGCGGTTGATAAGTTTAATTCTATGGAAATCGGCTTTGCCGCACCAGACCAGATAGAGGAACTTGACCTTGAGGACTTTGCTTCTATAAACGGGGCTTTGCGCCAGAAGGGTATGCCGTGCAAGTTTATCTCTTCCGCCAACCCCAGGGCTAACTGGGTCAGGGATAAGTTTATCCATAATCCGGGCGAGGGTTACAGGTTTGTCCAGGCGTTGCCGGGCGACAATCCGCATCTTCCCCCTACCTATCTTGACCGGCTGAAGGATGTCTTTAAGTTCCGCCCGGAATTGTTGAGGGCTTATCTCTATGGCGACTGGGAACAGTTATCCGGTGAGGATATTGTAATCCAGTATTCTGCGGCGGTTGGTGCGGCCAAGAACGATATTACACCTACCGGCAAGCGTTTTATCTCCTGCGACGTAGCCCGTTTCGGTGATGATGAGACGGTTATCTATGTCTGGGACGGTTCAAAGGTGATTGAAACCGACATTACCGGCCAGAAAGACCTGATGGACACCGCCGGCCGCATCTTCTCCCTTTATACCAAATTCGGCTGTGAGAAGGTGTTTATTGACGCCATCGGGATAGGTTCGGGCGTCTGCGACCGGCTTTCCGAACTGGGCGTTGACGTCTTTCCGGTGGTTTCAAGCGAGGCGTCAAGCGATGAACGCTTCCTTAATCTGCGGGCGGAGGTATGGTTTATTGCTTCCGAAGTCCTGAACTCAAAGAAGGCCTCCATACCTGACGACCCGAGATTATTTGCCGATTTATCCTCCGCCGTATACGAGTTTGCCTCAAACGGCAAAATAAAGATAGAGCCGAAAGAGGAGATTAAAAAGAAACTGGGCCGGAGCCCTGACCGTGGTGAAGCCCTCGTTTACGGCTTATACGGTTTACAGTATATCAAACAGCCGGAAACCAAATGGTATTCCAACCGCAGGGCGTTCTGGCAGGAAACCCAGCCGGATAACCTCGGAATCGGATACGGTGAGAGCGCATAATGGCTAAAAAAACCGCAGTTAAAGGCAAGGGTGAGCAGTTAGAAGCCCAGAATGAAGTCGTCGTTGATAATGTCAAGGAGTTTATTTCCGGCATTATCGCCGAAGTAAACGAAGCGGACGACACAAGGGACGCCTATAAGGAGAAATTAACCCGCTGGTATAAGAAACGCTATGGCGTCAGGGGAACAAAGAACTTTCCCTGGCCCGGCTGTTCCAATCTCCATATCCCCTTGGTTGACAAGACCATCCGCAAGTTAAAACCCTCTTACGTCCGGTTGTTTGAGCCATCCGAAACGATGGCTTACTTTGAACCGGTAGGGCCGGAAGATGCGGATAAGGCGTCAAAGTGCGAAATATTCTTTGACTGGCTCTTAAAGGTGCGTATGCGGGTATTTAAGCCCGCCGTCCTGATGATAGACAAGATGCTGGAAAAAGGCAAGGTTATCGTCAAGGTTATCTACCAGAGAACCGTAACCTATACCGCCGATGTCATAGACGCCATTGATATTCCGGTTGATGTTATGCTGGATGATACTGCCATCCCCGAATGGCTCAAGGTGACCTACGGGCTGGATGACAGCGAAACAGAGCAGATAAACGCCATAGCAGGCAAAATAAGGGCAGGTCAGCGCAAGATTAAGGTCAATATCCCCCAGATTGATTATGACGCCCCAAAATGGATTGTCAAAGACCCGCTTGACATTATCGTTCCGCCGGACACAACCGATATTCAATCCGCCCGGTGGATATGCGATATATCTTATTTTGCCGAAAACGACTTGTTAATAGACGCCAAGGGCGGTAAATATGACCTTGGCGTGGTAACCGAAATTATAGAGAAGAATATCGGCAAGGACAAGACAAAGAAAGATAACACCATAGATACCGAAAAACAGGCACGGACAGGTGTATACGAAGAATTGGTTGGTTCTAATGAACTTGTCCGTATCTGGGAAATATGTTGCTATCACGACATAAACGGCGACAAGGTTAAGGAAAGGTGCGTATTGACCATCTGCCCGGACTATCCGGAGAAGCCCTTGCGGTTTATTGAGTTCCCCTACGAACACGGCCGATGGCCTTTCGTGGAAGTGCCGTTTGAGATAAACGGCGATAGTTATTACGAGGCAAGGGGAGTGCCGGAGATATTAGACCACCTGCAAACGGAGATGACAATTCAGCATAACCAGAAGATAGACCGGCAGACCATCGCCAATTCCTTATCGTTTAAGTATATTCCCGGCGTTGTCAATCCGTCCAATATCCGCTTTATACCGGGTCAGGGCATTCCTGTCAGCCGGATGGACGCATTAGAGCCGTTGCAGGTTCAGAACGTAGAGGTGTCCTTTGAGCGTGAGGAAGCGATATTGAAGGCCTGGGCGGAGGAATATATCGGCGTTACCGATTTCGGCGTCGCCTCTCCTTTGTCGCCTTTATCCGAAGCCCGGACAAAGTATGAAGTCCAATCCGTCAATATGGCGAAGATGCAGGTATTTTCGCTTGACGGCAGGATATTTCAGGAAGCGGTCAAGGAACTATTTGAGCAGACGTGGGCTTTATGGCTTCAATACGGGCCGGACGATGTCTGGGTAAGGGTGATGAATGAAACAAATCCACTTGCCCCAAATCAACCCACGTTTAGCGGTATGAATGTCAGTAAGAACGAGATACGGGGAAATTTTGATATTAGGCCGGGCGGAAGGATAGAAGGCACAAACCCGGTGCTTGAAGCACAGGAAGCCCTTGCCAACCTGCAAATGTTTAAGGGCGACCCATATATCAACCAGAAGGAATTGCGCCTGAATTATCTGCGCAAGATGGACGGCAAACTTGCCAACCGCCTTATGCTTCCCGACCAGATGGTACAGGCGGGATTACAGGCACGGCAGGCGATGATGGCCGGGGATAAAGGAAAAGACCAGATACAGTCCATAACCGGCGGCAATAATCAGCCGCAAATGGGAGGTTAATGTTATCGGTCAAGGAACGCCTAAACAGGTTTAACGAAGAGGATATTGTCTTTATCGGCAACCTTTATTCCGATTTCAAGGGTTCGGATATGTATCAACTCCTGTCAGCCGTAACCGAAAACCAGATAATGGCGGAGTTGTCCGATATGGGAAGTAAGGAGAACTCCGATAAGCGTATCGGACGGCTGGAAGGCATCAGGGCGGTATTGACTGCATTTGAGACATACGAGAAGTTTAGAGACCAGGTATTGGCGCAAAAGAAAGAAGAGGAAAAAGAGAAAACGCCCCTTGAAGAGCCGGCAATCCGGCAGGGCGGAGGAGGTATTTAATGCCATATAAGGTTGTGGATAATATCGTTTATCACTTCGTCAACGGCAAATGGGAAGTCAAACAGGTATGCCGTTCACATAATAACGCCGTTGAAGCAGTCCAGTTACTGCATATGAAGGGATACGGTACACACGAAAAGAAAAAGAAACGCAGATAATTGCGTTCTGATAAACCGGCTGTGATGTCCACCCGAGACAGACAAAACCGGGCGGGTCATCCCCCGAGACCAGATGAAGAACAGCCCGACTATACGGTAAGTCGTTAAATAATCCGGCGAAGGAGAAGTAAAGATGGAACCAGAAAAGAAAGTTGGAGAGGAAGAAGTAAAGACGCCTCCGGAAGGCGAAGAGTTACCACCGGAAGAACTTCCAGAGGACGAACCTCCAAAAGAAACGGAGGATGAAAGGTTTGAGCGGCTGGCAAAGGAAAAGGGATATATTCCCCAATCCGCAGTCCAACCCCGCTTTGACGAACTGACACGGAAAATGCACGACGCCGAGCGTGAGGCGGAAGTCCTGCGCCAGGCGAAACCGGCAACCGAAAAGAAGGAGGAATACACCGAAGCAGACCTGCAACGGATGGTGGATTATTACAGCGACCTTAACGGTCAAAGTTATAACCCGCAATACGCAAAGTGGGCGAGCGACAAACTGATTGACATTAAGGTTGAGAAGAAGGCAAGGGCGGTTCTGGAGGAGGATAAGGTAAGGGCGCAACAGTTAAAGATTGTGGAGGGAAGGCAACAGGCATTACTAAAGGCCTGCGATGATTATCCCGACCTCCGCAATCCGCAAAGCGCCTTGTATATCCTATCCGATTCAATCTACCGTTCCAAGCCGTGGTATTCTTCCGACCCGGAAGGGTTGTCAATCGCCGTTGAGAAAGCGGCTAAACAGTTAGGTGTTATTCCGAAATCCGGTTCGTCAGCAATAGCGAAGGAGAAAAAGAAACTTATGAAAGAACAAGACAAAGTTTCTCTGGCCGCAGGCGGCAGAAAAGCCGTTGTAACAAGCCCGACCTCCCAACTTGAAAAACTGGAAGCGCAGGCAAGACAAAGCGGAAAAGAGAGCGACTGGGTAGCATATACCAAAGCCCTGAACGCTCACAAGAAAAAACAGCAAGGGGGGTGAAATTAAATGGGAGTTTTATATTCCTACGATGACGGAAACCGGCTTGAAGATGTAATGCGGATGGTAGTTCAACTATCAGCCGACACTACGCCTTTTATGTCCGGTATTGCCAAGACCAAAGCGTCCAACACTTTACACGAGTGGCCGCAGGATTCCCTCGCATCTCCGGCGGATAACGCCAAGGTGGAAGGTGCGTCCTATTCTTACAGCACGGTTACCGCCCCGACAAGGGTGAATAACTTTACCCAGATATTTGATAAGACGTTCCACGTCTCTTCAACTGAAAGATGGGTAAAGGGTGCTGGTGTTGACGACCAGTATTCCTACCAGCAAGTCAAGGCGATGAAGGAACTGGCCAGGGATATTGAACACGCTTTACTGCGTGGTTCGAAATCATCCGGTACTGGTTCGGCGGCTCGGCGTATGGCGGGTGCTATCAATTTTATCACTACGCATACGACTGCGGTTGCCTCCGGTACTAAACTGACCGAGTCCTTCTACAATGGACTGCTGGAATTGGTCTGGGGAACTCACGAAGCCGAGTGCGACGAGGTCTATGTAGGCGCACGACTGAAACGGATAATCTCCGGTTATACCGCCGGGTCTACCAAACAGACGCAGGCGGACGACAGGAGTTTGACCAATGTCGTTGATGTCTACACCTCTGACTTCGGAACACAGAAGATATTTAAGCACCGTGATATACCCAACGCTTCGGTAGGTTGCACCATTCTCTGCATTGCCTCTGATAAGTTTAAGATGGCAATCGGCGAACCGGTACACGAAATCGGAGATGTGGCACAAGATACGCACGGCACGAAGGGCGTCCTGCGTGGAGAACTTACGCTTGAAGTTCTGGCGGAAAGTTACTGCGTAACGGCGACAGCACTGGACAACGTGTTCCCGTAATACCGTGAGCATTACGGCTTTTGCGGGGTTGAGCCGGTAATCAACCCCGCTTTCTGGAGGATTATGGTAAGAGCGTGGGATAACACGCCGGTATTTGACGATTACGAGGCGTTTCTCAAGTTGCGTATGGAGAAAGACCAGATACATAGACACTTCTCCGCAAATCAACTCTTGATTATCTTAAACCTTTCTTCGGACACTACCGGGGAAACGCACGCCTTCCCGATATTCAAATCTGATACTATGCACGATTTATGCAACCGGTATTCGGATTTGTTTCCGGTTGAATTGAAACAGGCAATCAAGGAAGTGGAGGGTATGAACCAGACCCTCTATGACAGCAAGGGTATGAGCAAGGAACGCATAAATATGGCGGAATTGCGCCTGCCCTTGACGCTATACACAATCTTATCCACAAAAGACCCGAACTTCTGGAAGGAATTGGACGCCAAAAAGATAAGGATGTTACGTTCCTATTTCGGTAATCTCAAAATTGGTGTGAGGCGGGATGGTTAAGATAGACGGCAAAGAACTTAAATTATCCCTGGCGATGATAGTCAAGGACGAAACCGATACGCTGGTTAAGTCCCTGAAATCCGTCCGTCCTTATGTTGATGAGATAGTGGTTGCGTGGAACGGCAATAATCCCGAAACCGAAAAGATACTAAAAGAATACGACTGCGTTATCGTTCCTTATGTCTGGGAGAATGATTTTGCGAAAGCAAGGGAATTTTCTTTCAGCAAGGCGTCCGGCAATTTGTTGACGTGGTTAGACGCCGATGACGAATACATTGGCGGGGATAAGTTAGTATCATCCTGCGAAAAGGCATTTTGTAACCCGCTTATCGGTTCTCTCTGGTTTAAGTGGCATTATGACCACGATAAATTCGGCAACGTGCGGATGGTTTTATGGCGTGAGCGTGTTGTCCGTAAGGGCTGGTTTGAATGGAAGGGGCGTCTGCACGAAACCCTGATACAGAAGGTTGACTGCGAACACGCTATGTGCGACGACCTTTACGTCAAGCACAACGCTACCAGTGAGCAGATAGACGCTTCGGCTAACCGAAACCTGAAAATCCTGATAGACCAATATAAAAAGGAACACAAAGAGAATAACATTGACGCCAAGACCATATTTGATTTAGGCAGGAGTTTAGACGCCATCGGCAAGCGTGAGGAGGCACTTGGTGCATTTCTGGAGTATATCCCTTTGTCCGGCTGGGATGATGATAAATACACTGCTTATATCCGCATTGCTGATATTTGCCGTTATCTTGGCAAGTTTGAGGACGCCGCCTCCGCAGATTTGACGGCGCAGAAATTGAAGCCGTTGATACCCGACGCTTATCTTGGGCTGGCAATGACCGCCTACCAGACGGAAAAGTATCAGGAGTGCGTCCAGTATATTCACGATGCTATGAGCCGGAAAGCGCCTATGGGGATTATGCCCTGCGACCCGATTAAGTATGAAGGGGAGGCGTTACAACTACTCCACAGGGCTTTATTTCGTATGGGGAATAGCGCAGAAGCGGAGAAAATTGCAAACAAGGCATTGAGATATTACCCGGACGATAAAGACCTCTTGAAATGGATTGGCATCTATCAGAAATTTAACAAGCAAAGGGAAACGGAAAAAGCGGTATTGTGGATGGTTCAGGAATTAAAGGAAGAGAAGCAGGTTGATAAGTTGAGCCATCTGGTAAAAGCAATCCCTGACTATATGTCCGACCATCCGGTTTTGATACGCCTGAAAAATGAACACGAGAAGCCGGACGGCAAAAACAGGATACAGATATTCTGCGGCCCGACATTTGAATTATGGTCTCCGAGTTCTGTCAATTCCGGCATCGGCGGTTCGGAAGAGGCGGTTATCAATATCGGCAACGAATTAAATAAACTCGGCTATACGGTTGATGTCTATAACGCCTGCGACATTACCGGGAACTATGACGGCGTATGCTACCACAATTACTGGGAACACGACCGGAAAGCCCCTTGCGACATATTTATCGCTTGGCGGATGGCGGAGTTTGTCAAACTTGCCCCTGAAGGTTCAAGGGTTTTCTTGTGGCTGCACGACATACAAAAATACGACTATTACAATCCGACCACACTGGGCAGGATTGATAAGATATTTGCCCTTTCAAAATATCACAGAAACAATCTGCCGGAAATACCGGACGATAAGTTCTATATTACCAAAAACGGAATATTGTTAGACCAGTTTAATAAAGAGGTTGAGAAAGACCCCTACCGCTGTATCTATGTGTCCTCGCCGGACAGGGGTTTGTTTACCCTTCTGGAAATGTGGCCGGAGATTAAAAAAGCCGTGCCGGAAGCGACGTTGCATATCTATTACGGATTTACCAAAACATACGATATGCTACACGCCGATGATGACAATATGCGGATTTACAAAGAACGGTGTATGGAGATGATGAGACAGCCGGGCGTTGTCTATCACGGCAGGGTAGGGCATAAGGAACTTGCCGAAGATATGCTTAAATCGGCTCTCTGGTTATACCCGACGCAATTTCAGGAAATATTCTGCATTTCCGCAACCAAATGTCAGGCGGCGAAAGTGTTGCCGATTACGACAACGGTTGCCGCATTAAACGAAACGGTCAAGTTCGGCGTCAAGTTGCCGTATAACGATATTTATTCCAACAAGCAGGCGCAGGAACAGTTTGTCAATCTGGCGATTAAGTATCTGCAAAACCCGAAATTACGGGAAGCGGCAATGAACGGTGCGCCGGAATGGGTAGCCGAAAACTATACTTGGGAAGCGATAGCGAAGGATTGGAAGGAGAAAGCGTTTAATGCTGTATAAAGACAGGGACAAGTCGCTGATGAGCGGGGAAAGGTCGGTATTCACTTCTTTTAAGTTTCCTTTTGAAATATTGCCAGATACCGGCGGACATCAAGTCATTAGACCAGATAAAGGATAATTACGCATTAAATAAAATAGGCGGTGTATTATGACAATCTTTTCCGATATTAAAACGGAGATAGGAAACAGGATACAAAAATCAGACAGCACATATCTTGGGTATATCGGCAAGTTTTTTAACCGGAGATATGAAACGCTGTGGACTATGTATCCCTGGACTTCAAACATCGTGTTTGACGAGGCGATTACCACGGTTGCCAATCAAGCGGCGTTATATCTTCCGAAATATGTAGGGCAGATTATCTGTCTTACGCAGAGAGAAACAAACGCCATTATCCTGCCGACAAGCCCGTATGTATTTCAACAGCAATACCTTGACACGATAACCAACGCCGCAGACCCGATTGCTTATGTCTATTCCGGGGAGAGTGCCGTTAAGACGCCACTATCGTCTGCGTCCACGGTTAATATCGTTTCGTCATCCGCTACCGATACCACGCAAAAGGTGAGGATATGGGGAAAGGTGAGCGGGGAAGAAGTGAGCGAATTGCTGACCTTGACCGGCACAACGGCGGTAACCGGCACAAACTCTTATTCCTCAATCAGCCGGATTTCAAAAGATTCTGTAACCACCGGCTATGTAACCATCAAGGCGGGTGCGACCATAATCGCCACGTTATCGCCAAGAGAAGCCGCTTCATCCTATACGAAAATTAACCTTTACTACGTGCCGGATAGCGCAATATCGGTTTACTGTTCTTACCGCAAAAAGTTTACCAAACTTGACTATGACGAGGATATTGTTGAAATTCCGGTCATTGAACCGGCCTTAATCCGGCTGACCTATTCGGATTGTTTAAGGGAACAGGGGCAATTCAGCAAGGCCGAGGTTGAAGAAAACAGGGCTTGGGAAGATTTCAATAAACTGATACTTGGCTCGGAAGTCCAGAAAGACCAGATAATTCAAATGTTACCGCACGTTGAACGCTCGGCAATAGACAGGGCGTGGTGATATGGACACATACGACGATATTTTTATTCCCTACCGCAACCGGACGATAGACGGCGGGATTAACGACTGGGGAGAGGTTACCGATATTAAGGATAATCAGGCGACCTACCTGCTGGACGTTGACATAGACACGCCCGGACTGCGCAAAAAACGGAACGGATACGCCCAGATAGGAGATACCAAGGGAATGAGTATCGCAAGCGGTATGTGCCGGTTCTATCCGGCCGGCGGAAGCCAAGTGATGGTAATTGAGATGGGAAGCACAATCTATACCTGGGATGGTTCTGCTTCAACCTTTACCATATCCAAGTCCACCGGCCTGACCGCCGCAAATCAGACGAAATTTATCCCTGCGTATAACAAACTATTCCGGTTGTCGCAGAACGACAACGCCTTCTCTTTTGACGGCTCTTCGTGGACGGATGAGGGTGATACCAATACCGACCCGCCAAAAGGGCTTCTGGGGCTATGGACGGCTACAAACCGCCTGCTTGTTGCCCGGACTACCGCCTACCCGGACTATATGTGGTATTCCAGCACCCTTGACCCGCAGACATTTGCAAGGGATACCAACGCACACAAGATGGCTTCCGGCGATAACAGCCCGATAATGGGGATGGCCGAATGGACGGATTACGATGTTATCTACTGGAAAAAGAACAGAATACTTGCGCAGAACATAATTGATACCACCCCGGCAAACTGGCCGATAGCGACTTTGGCTACTGACGTAGGTTGCGTAGCCCCGTTTTCCGTGGCTAATATCGGCGAAGATGTTTATTTTTTGGACATTGACGGCGTCCGGTCTCTGGTTCAATCGGCGCAGGATAAGAAGCGGGCCGGTTCTCTGCCGTTGAGTATGGCGATTAAATACTGGATTGACAAGATAAATTGGCAATACGCAAACAAGGCGTGCGCCTGGGTATGGAATAATCGCTATTACCTTGCCGTGCCGATGGATACTTCCACCTACAATAACTACGTTCTGGTTTATAACCGGCTGACTTCCGGCTGGACGGTCTATTCCAATTATAACGTGAACTGTTGGGCGCAGGCGGATTTCGGCACAACCGATAAATTATACTTCGGCAATAGCAATGCAAACGGCAAAGTATACCGGGCTGATTACGGAACTAACGATGATGGCACGGCGATAACATTCCACGAGGAAACGAAAGCGATAGATTTCGGCGCACCGGAAGCCGATAAAAGAGGGCGGATGTTTGAATTGGAAGCAAAGACCGGGGGCGGGACTAACCTTGTTATCTACGCCAGCGTTGACGAAAGCGACTGGACGCAACTTGGGATATTGAATTTGGTGGGTTCAGTTCCGACGCTTCCGGTATATCTTCCCTTCACGCTGGTCGGGTCAAACATTATCAGGACAAAAGTTACCATTCAGAATTTAGGCAGGTTCAGGAATGTTCGGTTTAAGTTTACGGAAAATACGCTGGACGCCGATTGTCAAATCAGGGGCTGGTATGCCGACGCCCGTATTTGTAATGTGGAACTTCTATAATGCTGACAATAACCACGCCGGAATATGGGCCTCACCTTAAAGACCCGGACACCCGGCGCAAAATAAATGACCTGGTTGAGAAGATACACGCCGACTTTGACGCCCTTAATGCGGCTTTATCCGCTCTTGGTTACGGCGATATGTTCGGTCCGGCTGGTGCGGTTGACGGAAACTTGGCGTCATTTAACGGCGCAACCGGAAAGATTATCAAGGATAGCGGATATAAGGCGTCTGATTTCTCCACGCTTTCACACGGTATCGGAACGCTGGCGGCAAGGCCGGCTTTCGGAAATGCCGGCGCAACTTATTTCGTAAGCGGGGATGGGACTTCGGATAATAACGGTAAATTATGGATTGACACCGGCACGGAATGGAAGGTTGTTTTGGCGGTACTTGGATAAGGAGGAGGGAATGAAACGATTATTTTTGCTGTATCTGACCATAACTGCGTTTATTGCGACAACCGTATTCGGCGGGACAAATTCCACCGTTACAAGGGGATATACATTTTCTACCAATGACCTTATTACCGCCGCAAAATTGCATACATTGGTTGATAGTGCCGATGTTACCGGATTGAAATTGGGGGCTTTTGATAGTTCTATCCGCCCGATAACCATATCCGGCACAGCCCCGACATCACCTTCGGAAAGCGATTTCTGGTATGATTCCACGTCCCTGAAACTGAAACAATACCGTTCATCCGCCTGGGTTATCCTTTTTAATTCATTGTCCGACGCCGCAATCACGGTTAATAGCGTTGAACCCGGCACGAAGGTTGAGGGCGATATTTGGTGCGACACGCAGAATAATGTAATGAAGATGTATGACGGTTCAGGATGGGACACGGTTTTGTTTATCAATGAAGCCGCAACCATATCCGGGGCTATGACCTTCTCCGGCGATAATACTTTTTCCGGCACAAACCATTTTTCCGGTAGCGTCCGGTGCGATACCTTTCCGGTAATGACTATATCCGACGACCCTACCGAAGATACGCAATTAGCAACGAAAGGATATGTTGATGGACTTACCGGTGTTTCACAGAATGTTCAGGTAGACACCGCCGTTGGCACAGATGATATTTCCACCACTTCCACTTCCTATGTTGATATGACGGATATGACCTTTACCGATACCTTTGCGGCTGGAAATATATCTGTTTTATTTACTGCTCCAATTTACACGGAAGGCGACAGTTATGTTCAACTTTTAGTAGATAGCACCGTTAAAATGATTTGGTATCAATCGCTTGGAACATCAGACAATATTGTTATGGCTGGTGTGCTAAATTGGGCGGGTAATGTTTCCGCTGGAAGCCATACCGTAAAAGTCCAATGGAAGAAAACACAAAACACGGCGTATCAATACGGAACAAAAGGGTATAGATTTATGAAAATTACCAGAGGTCTTAATTAGGAGGAATATGAAGACATTAACTATTCTTTTAATCTCATCTCTTTTAATTAGTCCGGCTTTCGCACAAGAGGCGGTCAAGGTTAATAAGCCGGTTAGCGTAGGCGAATTATCCGCCGACCCGAATATCCATCAGGCGATGTATAAAGTCCTTGCGGAAAAGGGTATATCCTGCACCGGATTGGCGACCAAGAAGGACGGCACGATAACTATCCTGAACGCCTCAAAAGCAGACGTCAAGATTACGGCACAGGAATTACAGGTTGCCGTAGATAAGATAAAAACCGAGAAAGAGATACAGGTAAAGATAGAGAAGCGGATAAGGGAATTGGCGACTGCCGACTTGAAGGCAAAAGGAGAAATACCGAAAGATTATGCCGAATAACCTTGTCGGAGAGATAACCGATTTTGTTTGCCGGTATAGTGGCTCTGCCGTTTCAAGGGAGAAATGGACTGCATATTACAGCACTATGCTGGCGTGGGGTAATGTCCTTATCCTGCGCAACGGGAAGAAGATTGCCCTGGTTGCCGATTATTGGATGGGCGACAGTTTAACAAAAATGCTGACGCAGAACAAGACCGCCGGTTACGGCAAATTTATGGTGATACAGAATACCGTATTACACCCAAAATTTCAAGGGAAGGGGCAGGTATTGAGGAAGGCGTTGAAACTTCTTTTTTCAAAGCACCCGGAAACGGAATATGTCGGGTGGCACAATAAACGCAGGGAAGAATATTTTATCAGGAGGGTTTATGGGAGGTAAAGGAACTCACATCAATGTTCCGGCACCACCGGATGTAGGCGAAAGCACGGCGGCGGCTCTTGAAGCGCAGATAGCCGCTATTCCCGAAATATACAAAGCACAACTGGAATGGCAACCGCAGATATTGGGACAACAGATTGAAGCGGCGAAACAATATGCGCCGGAAATGGCGGAATTGTATACGAGTTTACAAGAGAAATACCGCAACCGGCTTAATCCTGGCTGGTATGAAACATACAAGGGCGTAACCGACAGGGTTCAAGAGGGGTTAGGTCAAGCAGGGGAGATACCGGAGGATTTAAGGAAAGCATACGAAGAGCAGATAAGGGCGGCGCAATCGGTTAGAGGCAATGCGTATAGTCCAATATCCGCCTCTTCAGAATCGCAACAGTTAGCCGCATTATCCGAACAGGCAAGACAGCAACGGTTGGCGCAGGCGGCGGCTGTTTTAGGTATCGCTATGCCGGTCGCACAAGTGGGAACGCAGACGCCGAATAATACTATCAGTAATTATACCGGCTCTGACTTAAACAGTCTGGTAAATAATATCTACGGCGGATATAACACCTATGCTAATAATTCCGTTCAGGCGCAGATAGCCAACCAGCAAAATCAATTTGGCTTGGGCGATATATTCGGAAGTTTGATGGGTGCGGGCGGTGCGGCCGGCGGTTTCGGCAATCTATTCGGATGGTGAGGTAAAAAATGGGGAACTTTTTCACGACCGGTTGGAACAGGGGGATACCGCAGGCAATAAACGCTTGGGGTCAAATGGCGGCCGCAAAACAAGAAGATAAAATGGCCGAACCGTTACTTGCGGAAATGTTAGAGCGATACGGCGGTATGTTTAATGCCGAGCGGATGGAAACATTAAAGCGTATGCCTGCACGAAAAGCACTTAAACAAATAGGTATGCTGATTGAGTTTGAAGAAGCCGACAGAAAACGGAAGGCGGACGACGAGGCAAAGAAGGCGATGGAAGGTATTACAAGGCAGGTTGAAGGGCAACCTATATCGGCCCTCAATGCACCCGGACTACCGCCTATGTTTATACCCGGCGCACCTCCTGGCGTTCCGATGGCAGGCGATACCGGTTCTATGATGCCTACCGGACAAATGACGCCTCCACGACCGCCCACAGAAGAAGAAATGATATCAAGGACACGGATGGCTGCACCGTCCATATTGGCGGCTAATCCTGCGCTTGCCGGACAATTATTGCCTTTTTTAATGAAACCGACTGAACCGCCGGCACTTGAAAAAATAGCACCCGGATACGGGGTTAGGAATCCGATAACCGGTCAATGGGAAGTTCCGGTTCCGGCGGAAGAGAAAGTAAACAAACCGTCATTTCATTACTATACCCATCGCGATGAAACCGGCCAAGAACAGTTAATGTCGTTGAATGAGGGAACCGGAGAACTAAAGGCAATTGGAGACCCTTCTTATCCTGCAGAGAAAAAAGGTAATTTCTGGTACTATTCTACGACAGATGAGAACGGGATGGAACAACGATACCAGTTAAATGAAGATACTGACGAAATAAAGGCAATAGGAAAACCAGCATACTCGAAATCCAAACAGATGACCGACGCCGATTACAAGAAACTTTATTACGACTACAATCTGAAACGGAAATCCGGCGGGACGTCAATAAGAATGCCCAACGGTTTTGAAATGACTTCTGGGGGGAACACCTTGCCAGAATTGACTTTAGCGCAATTTAAGCAATGGTATGACACCGGAGTATTGCCGGGCGGTTCAACGGGTTCAAGCGTTCCAAAAGAGTGGAAAAAATATCTAAAATAAATGGAAACCTGGGAACAAATAGTAAAAGACCCCGAATTTATCTCCTTGCCGGAAATTGAGAAAAACAAGGTCAGGCAGGGATATTTCAAGGATAATGTTTATTCCGACCCGGAGTTCAAGACATTACCGGCGGAAATGAAACAAAGGGTCATATCCGGCTTTCTGGCAGAGGAAGCCCCGGTTAAGAATACGGCTGGTTATTTCGGGCAGGCGTTAAAGGAAACAATTAAGCCGTCTTATACCGCACAATCAGTCAAAGACTTATTCACCCCGCCAACCGAAAAACAGATGGCGTCTATTCCCGGCGGATATAAGCCGATGGTAAAGCCGGATGTGTTGGCGTCGGTCAAGAACGCCGCAATTGCCGCTTCACCTATTGGGCAAATAACGGCTATGCAGGCACAGAGGGCAAAGGAATTGGGTTTGCTGTCCGCACCGCCTACGCCGAGAGCCGGATGGCCGAAACCGGTTAAAGCCCTTGTTGATGTAGGTGAGGAAGTCGGCAGGATGGCCGAAACTATCACCGAACCGATACAGCGCATATTTGAACACGCCCCGGCTGGATTGGTAACCGCCATACAGGAAAGAAAGAGTATTTCTGAAATCATTAGAGCCGGAATAGCACCGTTATCGCAAGTTAAACTTGCCCCGGAAGAACGCAAATATCTGGCCGACATATTCCGCAATTATAATAAATGGCTGGGCGCAAAGACAGGTGTATCTACCACGCCGGTTGACGAAGCGTCGGCTATTGCCGGTGGGCTTGGTTTAAGGTTTTTAATGCCTGATGTTTATAAAGCCGCCAGTAAGGTATTAAAAAATATCAGATACCCGATAGACCTCGACAAAGCGGAAATGACGATAACACATCAATTAGCGAAGGATTTTCCGCCGGGAAGTGAAGCGCCGATAGCACAAGTAGCCGGTAAGACCACAACGGTTACTCCCGGCGGTTCACCGGTAATTCCTTATGTGCCAAAAGCACCGCCGACTACACCCGGCGTTATAAGTGCTTCGTTAAGAACTCCGCCGGTATCTGCTGGCGTTCCGGCCATTACCCCACAAGCATTACCGCAGGTTAAACCAGAGTTTCAAAACCTTGGCTCGGAAGCATATATCCAGGCAAAGAAAAACGCCGGAGGATATTATCAATTATTTTACAGTGGAACAAGAAACGAAATATTCCCTGGAGAGAAATTTAGGTCGGCAAGTGAAGCAAGGCAGTATTTCAGGGCAATGAAGATAAAGTTGCAGACAGCAGAACCCGCACAACCGGCTGCGGTTAAAGAACCGTGGGAGATGACGACAAGGGAACTTATAAAAAAAGACTTACAAGATAATTGGGTTAAAACTTCTGACGGATTATATCATTATAAGTTTGAAGATGGGACATTGAGCCAGCCAGGTCAATCGCTAAAAACATTATTAAAAGGAGAGGAATTTTCTGATTTAGCAGAAACTCACGAATTTACAATTAAACAAGCCATCTCCGAAGGCAAGTCCGTCCCGCCAGAGGTATTAAAGGATTATCCTGATTTGGTTAAACCTGCCTCAACGATTAACACAAAGAATATACCAAAAGAACCGTGGGAGATGACGAGGGAAAACTTTATAGATAGTTATCGTGGCGCACCCAAAGAAAAGGGAACACGATATAACAAAGAAACGGAACGGTGGGTAGATAATTTGATGGAAAATTATTCCAAAGAAACACTTGCCCGCCAAGATGGAACGATATTATCAAGTGGTGGTTTTCACAAAAAGATAGTTAAACAAGCCCTATCCGAAGGCAAGCCCGTTCCCCCAGAGGTATTAAAAGATTATCCTGATTTGGTTAAACCCCAAGCCCAATTCGGTAGCGGATTTATCAAACAGACACCGGAACAGGTATTGCTTTCCGGTATGAGGGCGGAGTCAGCCGCAAAGAACGCAACCACCGGCAATTTCTATATGGATAAAATGCCGGAGAAAAAGGTTGGCATTGGTGGATACGCCGCCCGTCCGTCTGATTACTTACAAACCTATTTCCCCGAAACCAAGCCGTTTGTTACCGCTATCAGGATGTCTACGCATAATCAAAGCGTTGGAACTATGTGGGGCAACTTGGAAGTTAAAAAGATATATCAAGCGGGCAAACGTTTGTCTCCGGCTGATAAGAACGCCTTTATGGACTTAATAGATAAGGTGGCAAGCCCTGATGATGTATCCGCTATGGCGATAAACCCGAAGATTAAGGATATGGTTATCCGCCATAAAAACATCGCCGAAAAGATGAGGCAGGAATCTATCGCTACCTATAATCTTCCGCAAGATTGGGGCAAGGAATACGGCTGGTTTCCGCATATATTCAGGGGGAATTTCTCTCTGTTGAAACAGGCGGGGGTTGATGATAAGGGTTTGCCTATCTGGGATTTTGCCGGAGAAGAAGGTATTGCCGGAAGGTATGAAAGCCAATTTGACGCCATCTATGACGCCGGAAGATATATGGTAAAACACCCCGGCGTTGATGTTAAATTAACCTACAATGATTTTACCATCCCTGATGTTGTCCGGTTAAGCAGGGGGCGGTATTTCAAGATAGTGAACGATTTAAGTAAAGAAAGCGAGATGTCCAAAGAAGAGATTATGGAGATTGCTTCCGGCAAGATAGGAACGAAGGCGGGCCGCTGGAAGTTTAATCCTTCATTGAAACACAGAAAGGGTTACGGCGGGTATTCAAAGGACTTCGCAGACTATGAAGATATTATGAGTCTGGCGGTCTACCGGCACAACAGAAGCATAGCCCTGACAAAACTAAATAGGCAATTACAGCCGTTTATTGAAAAGACATACAAGACAAACCCATCCCTTGCCCAATATCTGCAAGGGGAATTAACTAACGCCTGGGGAACATACGACCAGTTTAGCGAAGCGGTGGATAATACGGTTAAGGAATTACTTAAACCGCTTGGCGCAGACAAGTGGATGAGGCCCGGATTTACGAATCGGAGTTTCGGGCGGCTGACAAGGTTAATGGTAACGGTTGACCTTGAGAATGCCAGATTTATAGCGCAACAGTTATTTCAGAACTTCCAGACAACCCTGCCCTGGGTCGGCGAAGGCAATCTCGGCAAGGCATATATGCACATAATGACCCGCAATCCTGAAACATTACGGCGGTTAAGTGAGTGGGGAATTGGATTTGCGGAGGGATTTAAGTTTGACGTGCGAATGGGAAAGATGCGCCCATCTTCTCAAACAGAAGCAAATAACCGAAGGATAGCGACAGAGGCGTTTTATCTGCACGGTAAGGCAAACGGTATGACCGGAGAAGAATTAAAGGAATACGCTATCACTATGGGCGTATTTGAAACGCAGTTTGCGCCCTCTCCGATTGATGTGCCGCATTGGATGAGGAAGCAACCGTTTAGATTTATGACCCTGTATAAACGATTTCCCGTCTCTATGCTCGGACAGATGAACCGGCTGGCGCACGAAGGCAAATGGGGCGGGCTGGCAAAGATGGCGATTAACCTCACCATTGCCGGCGGGATTAAATTACTTCTCTGGCCCTTTACTGTTCTGGGTGCGGCTGGACTTACCCTGCTTGCCTACCAACACAAAAAGAAACTTCGGGAAAAATACGGCAAGACGATGGCGGATATGTTTGAAGTTGGACTTCCCGGACTGGTGGGGGTGGATTTATCTATGTCCTTTAACTTCCTTCCTATACCGCTGGCGAACACCCTTCCCGAACAGGTGGCCGAACTGGTGATGGGTGCGCCCGGGCGGATATACCCCTTTGCCCGGCAACTCGCCAGAAGGCCAATCGGCACAGAAAGAAAGGGTGATATTTTAATGAAGGCGGTGGAGAAAGGTGGCGGGACGCTTGGCCGTACGACAAACACTGTTTACGAACTTATGAGATTTGGAGGGTTAAAATCGGCAAGCGGAGAGATGGTTATAACTAAAGAGGAACTGGGCAAGTTAAACATCGCCCTTCGGCTTCTCGGTTTCCAGCCGAAAGAAATGTCTGATGTTTATGAACTGGTGGAGGTTAGCAAAATAATTCAACAGAAACGGAATGACACCGTAAATTCAATAGTCAACAAGATGATGACCGGTAAGGGTGAAATCGGAATGTTTGAAATGGAAAGATGGAACGCCCTGTATCCGATGGCTTTAGTCAGTGCAGAAGATATTGCAGACCGAATACCGGAAACCATTAAACGTGAAACATTGCCCATTGAAATACGGCAGTATTTTACGCTACCAAAAGAAACGAGAGGTTGGTATGGCGAGCAGGTGGGGGGTGCACAATGATTTATATTCCCCGGGGGTCTTGTGGTTTTCTTTCAAATAAATCCCAAGTAGGGTCTTTTGATGGTCTGTTGTGTTCGTGTTCCCATCCTGCCCCAACAGAGAAACCACAAAGAAAACCAAACGCCAAAAACAATATCATCCCAAAAATTTTCATATTATCTTTATACCACACAATTAAATCTTTGTCAATAGGAGGAGTGAAATGAAGAAGTTATTGTTAGTAATTGTGGTGTTGTTATTATTTGCGGTCAGGGCTTCGGCGACAACGGTGGAGGTGTCAAAAATTAACGATAGGTCTGGGCTTGCCGACAGCACACGGCAGGATACGATGAATGCGTATCTGAAAACTATCAGCGAAAAGGGCGTATCCGATGATGTCTTGGTTGACAGTTGTGAGGTCAATCCATATTCCTATACCGAGAAACATTATACCGGCGTCAAGGGGATTGAAATCTACAATGCGTCAAAGGGTATCAGGGTGGTATTCTCCAAGACGCAGATTACGCCGTCCGGCAATCAGTATTGGGTTATCCCTTCTACGGCTCTGGGCTACGAGAAAGATAACCTGAACTTTGATGATTTGTATGTATATCTTAAAGAAGACGGCGGAAGCGATACCCCTACGGTTTTCTTGAATCTATGGAAGTAAAATTTAGACGAGGGGAACAAACGAAAGATGTGGCTTGCCCTATTTGTGGAACAATGATTAAACTTTTTGTTTCCCAAATAAAAGCCAGTATGAAATATTGTTCCCGTAAATGCAGAATATTGGGACGGACTGGTTCTAAAAGTCCTGTTTGGAAGGGCGGTAGAGTAATAACTAATTGTCCAACCTGCAATAAACAAGTTACCGCCCAACGAAGCAGATTTAAGAAAACCGGACACAAGTTCTGTTCTCGGAAATGTTTTCATATATGGCGTAGCGAAAATCTACGAGGGCAAAACTGTAAAGGTTGGCGTGGTGGAAAAGAACACGAAAAAGAAAGAAAAAGATTATACGAAGCAACACACCGTGAACAAAGAAGGCAACACGTTAAAAGATACAGAAAAACAATTAAGGGAATAAACGCAATGAAAAAATGCCACGCTAAAAGGAAAAAGAACTTCGGGTTTTTACCTATTAATAAACCGTTTCCAAATTCGCACGGACACCACATAAACACCGAACACGTTATTTATATCCCTGCGGAGATACATTCAGGCACACATCACAGCGTAAAACAAAATCTGAATATGGATTTAATAAATCAAAAAGCGTTTACTTGGTTAAGTCAAGGGTTGATGTTTATTAACCGATAAGGAGGTTCTATGCGAAAGTTACTTTTA